CTTTCACACTTCCTCTAGTTAGAGGTAGCTTACTATTCATCACATCAAATTTAATTCTTTGAGCAATGAACAATCTGGTACAACGATTTAGAGCACTCGGTATTAACCAACCGCTAGCTGTGAAGCTGGAAAGGTTAATTAACAAATGGGAGCGATGTTCAGGTCCAGAATGGACCGTGAACCGGCTTAAGGCCCTCAAGGCTGAGCTTTTAGGCATCCTATCTAATGATGCCAAAGAAGCTGCATGGGTAGCTCGGAACTCCGAAGGACTACCCAAAGGACCTTTCTCTGAATTATTCCGCATTGCCATGTCCGGGGACAAAGGCGCATCGAAAGCGCTGAATGCACTTATGGTGTACTCAAACTTTACCTCCGACACTGTTACGAAGATTCAGAAGGAGAAATTCTTCGGTTCCATGGAATCGAAGGATATTACAGGCCTTGGTGTCACTGTTTTGGATAAACAGATTTCACTCTCTGACAAGGAACTTGGGTTCTACGAGTGGGAAAAGATCCTGCTCAATGTTAGACCCTGGGTGAACCAGTCACTTAGTCCATTCTGTTACCAGCCGGGACCGGACGGAAAGTCCTATCCTGAAACTGACACGTATATTTCCTTTGTAACTGCTATCACTAGCAATGCCGTGATGAGGTTGATGAGACGATACTCGAAAGAGTTTAATCGAGTCTTCCCCACCCACTTTGCTTTTGATATGTGGTCAGAGGGGACTGTAGCTATGAAACATAGCGAATCTCCATTTAAGGACTGTATCGGAAAGATATCTCTGATACAGGAGCCGGGCTTCAAACTAAGAGCGGTCGCGAACCCGAATAGGGTTGTGCAAGCCGCCTTGAGTCCGCTAAAGGACTTCTTAGGGTTAGCCCTCGCCAGGATTGATCAAGATTGTACATTTGACCAATCCTCCGGTGTCAAAACCGTGAAGGGATGGTTGGAAAGGGGACTGACAGTCCATTCTGTGGATCTGTCAGATGCCACTAACCTATTCCCTTTGGACTTCACTATCTCAGCTCTTATGGAGCTGGGATCGCAGTACAAATGCAATGAGGAGTATGATAACATTGTTAACCTCTTCTCTGATGCGTCTAGACAACCCTTCTTTTGTAAATTGAATGGGAAGCCCTCTCTACATCGTTTTACGAGAGGTCAGCCTTTAGGGCTAGGACCGTCTTTCTTTGCATTTGCCATTTCACACCATGCCTTATTACGTGAAATCTGTAATAAGGCCCATGTTTCAGATGAC